CGGAGCGTTCCGCAGCGCCGAGAACGCGATCGGCGAGTTCGTGAAGACCGGCAAGCTGAAGTTCGGCGACCTGGTCACCTCGCTGATCGCCGATCTGGCAAAGCTAGCAGCCCGGCGTTTCATCCTCGGCCCGCTGGCAGGCGTGCTTTCCGGTGTTTTGGGCAATCTCGGCGGCGGGATCTTCGCCAACATCCTGCACGCCGGCGGCATGGTCGGTTCTGCGGGACCGGGCCGCATCGTGCCCGCGCACGCCTTCGTCAATGCCCCGCGCATGCATTCCGGGGGCTGGGCGGGGCTCAGGCCCGACGAAGTGCCTGCGATCCTGCAACGTGGCGAGCGGGTACTCTCGCGTCGAGAGGCTGCAGGTTACTGCGCCACCGCCGCGCAGACAGTCAACGTCACGATCAATGCCCGCGATGCCGAGAGCTTCCGGCAGTCCCGCACGCAGATCGCGGCGGACATCGCCCGGGCCGTTTCGCTGGGGCGGAGGGGGATGTAATGGCTTTCCACGAGGTCCGGTTCCCGGACGACATCAGCCGTGGTGCGCGCGGCGGACCGGAACGGCGCACCCAGATCGTGGAGCTGGCCTCGGGCGATGAGGAACGCAACGCCAGCTGGGCGAACTCGCGCCGCCGCTATGACGTGGCCTATGGCATCCGTCGTGCCGACGATCTCGCGGCAGTGGTCGCCTTCTTCGAGGCGCGAAACGGCCGCCTTCACGGCTTCCGCTTCAAGGACTGGGCCGACTTCAAGTCCTGCCTGCCATCGCAGGTGCCGAGCGCAACCGACCAGCAGATCGGCACCGGCGACGGCACGACGACGCAGTTCCAGCTGGTTAAGTGCTACACCTCCGGCGCGCAGTCCTGGACACGCAGCATCGCCAAGCCGGTCACGGGCAGCGTGCGTGTCGCGCTGGCGGGCATCGAACAGATGTCGGGCTGGTCGGTCGATACCACGACCGGCCTCATCACCTTCGGCTCCGCACCCGGTGCAGGCGTCGCCGTCACGGCGGGCTTCGCGTTCGACGTGCCCGTCCGCTTCGACACCGATGCGCTCGACGTCACCCTCGATCTCGAACGCCTCGGCTCGATCACTTCCATCCCGCTGCTGGAGATCCGCAGATGAACGACGAGACCGGGTTCCTCGCCGCGGTGCTGAAGGAACTCGCAACATCGACGGCGGTGATCCTGGCCGCCTGGGGTGCGCTCGGCGGGGCGACCAACGCACTGACCACGAGGATGCGCCTGCGCGATGCGCTGCGGCACATCCTGCTAGGCGGGTTGATCGCGGCTGGAATGGGCAGCCTTTCCATGGCGCTCGTCACCAGCTGGCTGGGCCTGCCGCCCGAGGCGATCCCGGCCGGGGGCGCAGCAGGTTCGGCGGCCTATCTCGTTGGCGTCTTCGGCCCCGCCTTCATCGAACTCGTCCTCGCCCGGCTACGTGGGGCGAAGAAAGGCGACGGCGATGCATGAGCTTCTCCGCCTCGCGCGCTTCATTCGCTGCGACCCCATCGCCCCGCGTCAGGCTTTCGCCCACCGCCTGCGCATCGGCCTCGCCGTCGCAGTTCTCATTCTGACCCTCTCGCTTCTGGGGTGATCCCATGCGCATGACCGACCGGGGCCTTCTGGCCCTCGTCCGGCACGAAGGACTCGTGCCCGGACCCTATCTCGATGTGAAACAGGTCTGGACCTTCGGCATCGGCCACACGGCCGCAGCCGGACCGCCCGATCCGTCCAGGATGCCCCGTGGCATGCCCGCCGATCTCGAGGCCGGCGTCCGCGAGGCGTTCAAGGTATTCCGGGCCGATCTGGCGGCCTACGAGGCAGCGGTGCGACGGGCCGTGATCGTGCCGCTCGAGCCGCACGAATTCGATGCGCTGGTCAGTTTCCACTACAACACCGGCGGCATCGCGAGAGCTGCGCTGACGAGACACCTGAACGCGGGCAACCGCGCGGCGGCAAGCGACGCCTTCATGGGCTGGCTCAAGCCCGCCGCGATCCGCCCCCGGCGCGAGGCCGAGCGCGACCTCTTCCGCCATGGACGTTACCCCACCGGGACCATTCCGGTCTGGGCGGTCGACCGCAATGGCCGAGTCGATTTCTTGCGACCCATCCGGCGGCTGACCGAGGCCGAGGCGCTGGCGCTGCTGCGCCCGGAGGCGACGCCGGTTCCGACGGCCGCTGACCCCATGCCGGTCCCGGCCGTGCCCGCTGCGCCCACGCTGCTGTCTCGTCTCACTGCATTCCTCACCACTCTCATCGGAGGACGTCCATGAACTGGAATCTCGCACGCGGCCTCGTCTATCTGGCCTGCCTTGCCGCTTCCGGCCTCGCCATGGCCGGGCTGGCGGATTTCGACCTCGCCACCGGCACCCTCGATATCCGGCCCTTCAATCTCTATGCCCTGACCGGTGCGACTGGTGGCGTGGTGTCTTCGCTTCTGGCATCCGTGGCGCTCCTGCGCGGCTGGGGGCGGAAGTGAAGTCTCTCTCGCCCGCGTTTCAGGCCCATCTCGACGAAGGCACGACGACGCTCGCTTGGGTGTGGCGGATCGTGCGCGCGGATGGCGCAACCTTTGGCTTCACCGACCACGACCGGACGCTCAGCTTCGACAACACCGATTTCGAGCCTGAGAGCGGGCTGACGGCATCGGAGGTCCGCTCGGGATCCGATCTCTCCGTCGATGCGCAGGACGCCGAGGGCGTGCTGACCTCCGACCGGATCACCGAGACCGACATCCTCGACGGTCGCTGGGACAATGCCGAGGTCGAGGTCTGGCGGGTGAACTGGAGCGATCCGGCGCAGCGTGTGCTGATGCGCCGCGGGGCGATCGGCCAGATCCGGCGGGGACGGCTTGCCTTCGTGGCAGAAGTTCGTTCGCTCGCACATGTCCTCGGACAAACGGTCGGACGGACGTTTCAGGCCACTTGCGACGCGGCGCTCGGTGACGGACGTTGCGGCGTCGATCTGGACGCATCGGCCTTCAGGGGAACGGGCGCCGTCATCGACCTCCTGCGTGACCGGACGTTCACGGCGTCCGGCCTCGGTGGCTTTGCCGCCGGCTGGTTCACCTTCGGTACGGTCGAATGGACCAGCGGCGCCAATGCCGGGCGGCGTGCAGAGATCGTCGCGCATGACCTGACCGACGGCATCGCCGTGCTGACGCTGCTCGAAGCGCCAGTGAGGCCCATCGCCGGGGGAGATGGTCTTATCGTCCGCGCGGGCTGCGACAAGCGCATTGAGACCTGTGGCACGAAGTTCGCCAATGTCGCCAGTTTCCGGGGCTTCCCGCATATCCCTGGCCAGGATGCCGTTCTCCGTTACGCGACGAAGGACGGCGGGCACGACGGGAGCGTGCTGTGAGAGCCGCCGATCCGGAGCGGGTGATCGCGGCGGCGCGGTCCTGGCTCGGCACGCCCTATCACGACCAGGCCAGCCTGCGCGGCGTGGGCTGCGACTGCCTCGGCCTCGCCCGTGGCGTCTGGCGCGAGGTGGTTGGCCCCGAGCCGTTCCCGATCCCGCCCTACAGTCGGGACTGGGGCGAGATCGGCCCGCGCGAGGTGCTGGCCGAAGGCGTACGGCGCATGATGATCGAAGTGGACCCCGCGGCGGCCGAAGCCGGCGCGCTGGTCCTCTTCCGCATGAAGCCCCGCGCCATCGCCAAGCATGTCGGGATCATCTCCGACCCCGGCAGCTTCATCCACGCCTATGAGCGGCTCGGCGTCATCGAGGAGCCGCTCTCCTCCGTCTGGCGGCGGCGCATCGCCTTCGCTTTCCTGTTTCCCCGTCCGTCCGCCTCCGTACGCAAGCAGGCGCGGCGCAAAAGGAAGTCCTGACAGTGGCCACTCTCGTGCTCGGCGTCGCCGGCGCCGCCATCGGCGGTTCCATCGGCGGTGCGATCCTCGGTGTCAGCGCCGCGACCATCGGCGGCTTCATCGGCTCCAGCATCGGTTCGGTCGTCGACAGCTGGATCATTTCGTCGCTCGCGCCCACCCAGCGTATCGAGGGCGCGCGTCTCGACACGCTGCGCATCACCTCCTCGACGGAGGGCGCCGTCATCCCGCGGCTCTATGGGCGCATGCGCATGGGCGGCAACATCATCTGGGCGACCGATTTCCGCGAGGAAACCAGGACCACCACGCAGGGCGGCGGCAAGGGTGGCGGAGGCGGCAAGGTCAGGACCACGGAATATCTCTACTATGCGAGCTTCGCGGTCGCACTCTGTGAGGGGCCGATCACCGGTATCGGCCGCATCTGGGCCGACGGCAAACCGATGGACCTCTCGGGCGTCACCTGGCGCTGGTATCCGGGCGACGAGATGCAGACCGCCGATCCCTTCATGGCCACGAAGATGGGAGCTTTGAGCACGCCCGCCTATCGCGGCACGGCCTATGTCGTCTTCGAGGAACTGCCGCTCTCCAGCTACGGCAACCGCCTGCCGCAGCTTTCCTTCGAGGTGTTCCGGCCGCTCGCCGATCCCGACACGGCCGAAGGACTGACCCGCGCCGTCACCATGATCCCGGCCTCGGGTGAGTTCACCTATGCCACGCAGGCCATCCGCAAATCCGCAGGCGGTGCGACACAACCCGAAAACCTGAACGCGCTGCCGGATGCCACCGACATCGTGGTGGCGCTCGACCGGCTGCAGGCCATGGTCCCGGCGGTCGAGAGCGTGAGCCTCGTCGTCGCCTGGTTCGGCGACGATCTGCGCGCGGGATCCTGCAAGGTGCGGCCCGGCGTCGAGGTGTCCGCCAAGTCGACCACGCCTCTGTCCTGGTCGGTCAACGGCGTCAGCCGCGCCAATGCCTTCCTCGTCAGCCGCGACGATCAGGATCGCCCGGTCTATGGCGGCACGCCGTCCGACTTCGCCGTCGTGCAGGCCATCCGGGAGATGAAGGCGCGCGGGCTGCGCGTCACCTTCTATCCGTTCATTCTGATGGACGTGCCGCCCGGCAACGCGCTGCCGAACCCGTATTCCGACAATGCTGCCGAGACCGGCCAGCCCGCATTCCCCTGGCGGGGGCGGATCACCTGTTCCCCCGCAGCGGGTTATGTGGGATCGGTCGACAAGACCGCCGCCGGCGCGGCACAGGTTTCGGCGCTTTTCGGTACGGCGACGCCAGCGAATTTCAGCGTCTCGGGCCAATCGGTCGTCTGGACCGGCCCATCGGGCGATTGGGGCCTGCGGCGGATGGTGCTGCACTATGCCCATCTCTGCGCCGCCGCAGGCGGTGTGGACGCCTTCCTGATCGGCTCGGAAATGCCGGGGCTCACCACCATCCGCTCGGGCGTATCCACCTATCCGGCCGTGCAGGCCTATCGGGATCTGGCAGCTGATGTCCGGTCCATTCTGGGCACTGGAACGAAGATTGGCTACGCTGCCGACTGGTCGGAATATTTCGGGCACCAGCCGAGCGATGGCAGCGGCGACGTGTTCTTTCACCTCGATCCGCTCTGGGCCGATCCGGAGATCGATTTTGTCGGGATCGACAACTACATGCCGCTGTCGGACTGGCGGGACGGGTTCGACCATCTCGACGCCGCCGATAGCTGGCCCGCGATCTACGATCGGGCGTATCTGCAGGCGAACATCGCGGGTGGCGAAGGCTTCGACTGGTTCTACGCCAGCGCCGCCGATCGGTCGGCTCAGGTGCGAACGCCGATCACCGATGGTGCAGCGGGAAAGCCGTGGGTCTTCCGCTACAAGGATCTGCGCGCCTGGTGGTCGAACCAGCATTACGACCGCCCGGGCGGGGTGGAGAGCGCGACGCCGACGGCATGGGTCCCGCAGTCGAAGCCGATCCGGTTCACCGAACTCGGCTGCCCCGCCATCGATCGTGGCACCAACCAGCCCAACGTCTTCTTCGA